CAATTCCTTTTCTATTTGAATCATCTTCAATATCTATTGATTTATTTAAAGATATTGTTTTATTTTTTGGCTCAACAACAGGTTCTGTCTCTACTTGCTCAGTAACAACTTCAGCAGGAGCTACTTCTTCCGTAACTTGCTCAGTAACTTCAGGAGTCAATAAACTTTCAACAGCCTCCACTAATTTAGGATTACTTCCATCTGTTTTAGCTTTGTGGTATTCTTCAGATATATCTAAATTACGACTGCTAGTACTTGCCCCTTCGCCCCTTCTTATTACACCTCTATTTATTGATTCTTTAGCATTCTTTAAAGCTTTAAATTCAGCTAAATTATCATCGCTAATATCTCCGTTTTCATCTCTTAATGATTCAATTTGATTGTCTATTTTTTCAGCTAACTCATTTTTAAGATCATTTTCTCCTCCTACTTCGTTTAAAGCATTAGTTGTACTTTCTACGTCTTTTAATGGTTCAACTACTTCTTCTTCTTTAACTTGTTCGGTAACGACTTCAGGTCCTGGTTCGGGTACTCCTGTCTCCATCGTTTCGCTAGTAATGGCTTCTGACTGAACAGGAACCTCTGTTGTGCTTTGCTCTTGAACGGCATCTTGTTGTGGTTTTAAAGTTTCTAATGGTTTAGTCTCTGCTTGTGTGGTTTCTGTAACCGCCTCTTCTTTAAGTTGATTCTCTTGAATATTTTTTATCTGCTGTCTTAATGCAGCAGCTTTATCTTTACCTGTTTGAGTACTGTTACCTTCTAATGTTTTTAAAGACTTCTCTAATTCAACTACGGCAGCTAAACTAGGCTTGTTTAAGTTAGGATTCGCTTTCTTTACTTCTTCTGATAAAGAATAAGTAAGTACTTTATCTCTAATCTTTGCCCCTCTACCTCCAAAGTCATTTTTCATTTCTATTTTAGTAGTTGCCAATTGAGCAGGAGTCATTGTGTTGATTAAATTATCAACTTGTTCAGCTGATGCTATAACTCCATTTACTTTATAAGATGGCTTAGCTAATCTAGCCTGAATAGTTGACCTAACACCACCAGGTAATTCAGCAAGACCTTCAAGAGCTATCTCTGATACGTCCATATCTTGTCCTACAGCTGCTCTTGCTAATGCTTCACCTCCAGCACCTCCTAAAGATTCAATTGATGAACCCGCGGCCGTTGCCTTAACTAGTCCTGATTTACCAGGTGTTTTTGAAAGTATTTTAGCACCTACTCCTGAGGCAAGTTTACCTGTAAGAGCATCTGCTGTTCCTATTATTATACCTCTAGCAATAGCTTTATTTCTTATTGATTGTAATTTCTCAGGATTTTCAAGAATCAATCTTACGTTTTCTTTAGTAAAATCTTTTCCTTCAAGTTCTTCTTGTAGTAATTCTCCAAATGTAGCACCAGCTTCTACTACTGAACTAGCTAAACCAAATGCGTAAGGCACAGCACTTGCTGCTCCCGATACAGCGCCAGGTATTGCACCCGCTCCTGCGAACTCAGGCGTAACTGTTGCTCCTAATATAGCACCTCTTGTTGCTCCAACACCTAATGCCGCACCACCTGCTTTTAAAGCGTCAGTGTTTGTGGCCATAGATACTAAAGAGCTTGTTATTAACTCAGGTAAAACAGTTGGGTTGTTGAAAATACCTTTTACAACTCCCCAAAATCCTTTTCCTTCTTCTTCGTATATTTTATTGTAATTCTGAAATTCATCTGATGGCTTTAGTTGCTGAGCATCTTTGTTTGCATCAATAAATTTCTGTATTTGTTCAGGAGTTGCTTTATATCCTTTTAATAATAAATCATTAGCAGTTTGTGCTACTTCTCCTTGTCTGTATCCTGAGGCAACACTTCTAGATATATCATCAACGAAGTCTCCAATACCTAGCGGTACTATATCATCAAATCCTCTTAGTACATTACCAAAGGTTCCTGTAAAGTAATCTTCTTCTTTTATAACAGGTGCTATAGAAGCAGGAGTTTCTTTTGCCTTTTGTAAATCTTTTTTAAATTTAGAAGCATTTTCAACAGCGGTTTTTACCTCCGGTGTTTGCTTCATTTTAGCTAAATCTTTTTCAGAAAATCCAGTAAATTGCTCTGCTTTTCTCTTAGGAGATTCTTGCGAAACCGAAGAACCAACTTCCGAAGACAATTCCGAATCGAGCTTTTTTTTTTGAACAGGAGCTTCGTTTCCGAACTGTTTTATAAAAGCATCTTTCATTGCAATTATTTCTTGCTCAGTACTTCCTCCAGCTGCCATTTTAGCAGCGTTCTCATTTAATTTTTTTAACTTATCCGGTTGTAGCATAATTTTTTTTTATTTTATAATGTTACCTTCTGCATCAAATCTAATTGGTCTTTGTCCTCTACTTGCTTCGTACTGTCTTTTATAGTAATCTTTTGCTTGAGCAATATTTCTAAAATTACCTCCATTTGGATCCTCAGGATTAGGAATTTGAGTTACAATTTTTGATAAAAGTCCAGCATTGTTAAGATCGTTTTGAACAAATTTCTTCTGTTTAGTAACATTTTGAGTTACCTTTCTTGGAGTGGTTATTTTTTTACCTTCATCATCTAATCCATCAATACCTACTTCTTCATCAGTTCCTGCTTTTCCTGTTACCTCAACTCCTGAAATTTCAAGAGCTCCATTTTTACGATTATAACCTATGTATTCTACTACGTTATCTACTCCTTTAATTTTAGTAACAATAGCATTCTGTAACGCTTGAGTTACACCTGTTAATACTTTTTTACCTTTATCATTAGTGCCATAATTTTTAAGTATTTCTGATGTTGTAACCGTAGGTTTTGGTTTTTCAGTATCGGCGAATAATTTTCTATTTCTTTCTTTTGTAAAAGACGATTCATCTCTTTGTGTAGCACCAACAGCTTCAGCAGTTTCTTCGTAATTATATTTACTTCTCATTTGCCCTCTGACAAACTCATTAGCTTCTTCTTGTTGCTTATCACTTAATACATATTTAAAACCTCCTGTGTCAGGGTCTACAACCTTTAATATTAAATTAGGGTTTTTCTTAGCCTCTTGTTCACTTGTAGTAGTACCGTATTGTTCTCCATTTGGTGCAAATATAGCGCTATCTACAAGTACTCTAGTAGCATCAAGAGGAGCTCCAACAATACTAGCTATCTTATCATTTTCCCCTTGAAGAAACGTGTAAAGTATTTCTTTTGTCCCTGGTTTTATATCTTGCCTACTTGTAATATCTTCTTTAGTTGTAATTTTACCTTTTCTCTCTATTCCTCCTAAATCTATTTCCGTTATTGTTTTTTCTTTTCCTAATGTTTTTACCCAATCATTTACTTTATCTTCATAATTATAGAAATCTACTTGAGATACCAATGATTGATTTAGGTAGTCCATACTTCTTAAACCACCTGGTGTTTTATCTAAAGTTCTTACCTTTTTACCATCAACTTCTTGCTCGATCATTTTACCTGACATAACAGTACCATTAGGTGTTATTTGCCAACCAATGTTCTTCCAATTACCAAGTTCTTGAACTTCAGAAAAATTGTCAGCATATAATTGAGAATACTTTTTATCAGCAACACCTTTCATTACATCTCCGTATTTTTCTTGGAATATTTTATTGGCATTAAATGCAAGGTTGGTATTGTCAGTTAAGTTTTGTCTAAATATAGTATAGTCTTTAACATCTAATTGTCCTTGTTGCATTAGTTGCTTCATAATCCTCATTTGGTTTGAAGCCATATTAGCATACTCTAAAATACTTTGTCTTGCCCCAACGTGTTCTCCGTTTGGAGTTTCAGCAAGATATTTCATTGTCTCACGCTGAGCGGTATCTAAGGCATCTTTTTTCTCTTGTCTAACACGATTAGTCTCAGCAAGCATATCACTAAGCCCTTTGCCAACCTCAGCCCAATTTACCTGTGAGTCAGCATCACGTTCTGCATATTTATAAAATGTACTTGCCATATATTGTTATTTTAATAACCTAGTTTTGATCTAATTTCTCTTAACTGTTTTGCGTCTAGTCCTCCCATAAACGCATTAAACTCATCTCCTTGCATAGCCCCTACTCCTGATAAATTTCCAAACTTAGGGTCGCTAGATAATTTCGATACATTCTTTTGAAAGTCAGCCTGAGTAACTCCTTGTTTTGAAGCGCTTCCTTGCATTTTTGCAGTTTGTCTTGCAGCTCCTGTTTTTTGATACAAAGGAACCATATCTAATCCCTGAGAAACCATAGATTGTACTCCTTGAAATCCTTCACTAATAGCTGCGGCTCTGTTTTCTTCAGCATCTCTTGCCGCTAATTGAGCACCTTCAACTTCTCCTAAGTCTAACTGAACACCAAGGTCTCTAAGTCTGCTGTCTTCGTTTATAATTTGTTTGTTTATATCTGTTGCTTCTTGACCCATAGCACTTCTAATTCCTGCTTGCCCTTCATTTTGAGCCATTTGAACTTTACCCGCAGTAACCTCAGAACCTCTATCGCTTTCAACACCCGCTTGAATAGATTGTGCACCCATAGATGTTATAGCTTCTCTCGCAAGTTCGTATGGTTCTTTCTGCATAGAAAGGTTTTCAGCATAATTAACCTCAAGTCTTTTACGTGCTTCAGCCATTGCCTGTGCTGCTTTAGCTTCCGCTGCTCGTTGAGCTTTCTTTTGCTTTCCTGCCTGAAGGAATGAATTTGTAGTTGATGCAGCTGAAACTGCTAAACCTCCTATCGCTATTGCTGTTGCTACTCCCATTTTATAATAATTTTATCATTTCACTTGTGTACGAATCTCCTCTTGTATAACCAAGGTCCTCATACGTTTTTATTAAACTTTTATTTTTTATTAAAGCGTAGGCATATTTACTACCTGACATTTTACTTATATTTGTAAGAGAGTCTATAAGTTTTTTAATAGCCTCTCTTCTTTTTTCTTTTTCTCTATAATCTTTATTTGAAATTATCCAATCTACCCAAGCAACTCTTGAATTAGTTACGTAAATAAATCCTGCACATATAGGAATCTCTTGGTCATAAACAATATAGCCTCCTTGGCCATTATCAGGCAAGAAGTCTTTCTCAGGAGCCGACCAGCCCCAGCTTTCCCACCAATTTACAAGTATATCTTGGTAGTCATTTTCATTAAGTTGCCTAATAGTTAACTCCATACAGAGACAAAGATAATAAAATTAAGGGAAACTTTTCATAACTTCTGACTCAATTGCAAGTAATTCTATTTTAGAGTTATCTGAGTTAGTAATTACAAAGTTACAATAGTGTCCTAAAACTCCGTGTGATTCAGCTACAGAATTTTTAATATAGAATATAAAATTAACATTCCCTGGTATTGGTATAGATTGCGGAGAAATCATTGCGTTATCAATAACAACCTGATTTATACCACTTGGTAAGTCTATGTTTATAGCAGTTACCTCTCCTGCAAACTGTGGAGTTGGTGTACCAAAATAAACATAATCTCCAATACTTATTATACTTCCAATTTCAATTAAAGGATTTATACTAAAGTTAATTCTACAGTTTGTAGTTCCTGAACCTAAAATAGTTAAACTATTTCCAATACCATTTAAACTTCTAAGAGCTAATTGACCTATGGTGTTATTTCTAACAAAAGCATAGAAAGTAGCTTCTTTTTTCTCAAACCAATCAGAATTTATAAATCCTGAGAATTGTAAATCTGTGATAAGTTGAGCTGACCACTTAGCATCTCCCTCTAAATTTATTGTCTTAAACAATTTGTTCTCAAGAACAGAAGTGTTAAATACACTCTCAACTTTTGTTGGTGTAAAAGCTAAAGCAGCTAACCCTTGTTGTTGCCACCAAGGAAGATAAAAAGTATTTCTTGTATCAGTTGCATTGTGCTTATATAAATTTCCTCCTTTGAAGGTATATAAAAAACTATTCATTCCAATTATCCAATCAGGATAGTAAGAATAGAAAGAAACCCAACCGGCAACTCCTTCGCTATATGTTAGTGTATAATTCATAATTTATTTTTTATTAACAAAATCCAGTACTGATTACAACTCCATTTGCATCAACCTCAAAATAATCTGCGCCACCAAAAATTGATCCTGTTGCTCTATAAAATCCTGCTGCTAAAGGATTTGCACCAAAAGCATCTGAATATACAAAATCATATAACTTAACTGTCCCTGGTGTGCTTGCTAAAGAAGCATTATAATAAGTCTCTGTTAACGCAATAAAGCAATCAGCTGAAGCTGTTCTTATTGAGCTATCAAATCCCGTTAATAATAAAGGACAAAATGTCTCTATTCCCCATACGGTACTACCACAAGGCCCTATAAACTCAAAGTTAAGAACATTAGGAGAAGCACTTGTTTTTGGTATTACCATTAAGCAAGACCCAGGAGCACTAGGACTTAAACTTATATCTCCAGGACTTATAGTTATAGACTGAGTAGAACCCGTAGGGTTAAAAGATGTGCCGCTATATATAAACTCATTTAAAGATAAAGTTGCTCCGGCAGGATACCAAGAGCTACAACTTGCTACTGCTGTTGTTGAGCCAATTATTGTAAATCCATTAGGATTCGTACTCTGATGAAAGCCGTCTACTTGTGATGTTAATGCGTTATATACAACTCCATTATATGTAACTCTTATTCCGTCAGGAACTGAAGCAGGGCTAAATCTTATTATAATAGCTCCAATATCAGAAGATGTACTTCCTGAGTCTAAATTTAATAAGTAGACACCTGTTGCCCCTGTTGCTGAGATGGTCTCGCCACAAGGAACGCCACATTCATTACAAACTGAAGGAGGTAATAAAACTCCGTCTATTTGTTCTCTTGATGTAACTCCGTCTGAATAAAATCCATTAGGAGCTATAGTCGTTAAGCTACTATTTAAAAAAATAGTTGTTGAAGAACCTAATGTAGGTCCGTTTAAATAATATGTTGTTGTTGGCATATATTTTAAATTAAATAATTAGCAATTACAACAAGCGTCATTTGAGCTTGTATCTGAGTAGCATAACTCTACAGGATTAGCATCTCTTAAATCCCATATCAAATACAAATACTCTCCGTTTGAGCTTGCAGGAACTGTAAAGTCTGCGTAATACAAAGGGCTAGATCCTGAATTAGGAGTAGCTTGAGTAGATGCTGTAAGCATTGCTTGTATGTCTGCATCATTATTATCATACAATACGTTGCTTCTCAAATATCTAAACTTATCTTGAGCTATGTTAAAGTCATAATCGTCAGGAGCTATCTTATTTGTAGACAATCTCATTGTGCTTAACTCAGGAGGAAAACCTCCTGAACCTACAAAGCCTGATGTTATATTATATCTTGATACAACAGGAATGCTAGTTCCTGAGCCAAAGATAACTAAATTTGATAAAAGTGGCCCAATAAATGTTCCATCTTGATATCTATATTGAGTATGTATTGTTTTATTTGCCTCAAAATCATTAGTAACAACTACTTCAACTATATTTATAGTCTCTGCTTGACAACAATCTGCCAATACAGACACTACCATATCTCCTGTATATGTTAGAAGTATATCAACAGTTTCTACCGATATATTGTTTTTGTCAAAAGTTATACTTCCATTTGTAGTAATCTCTCCTGAAGTAACAGTTACACCATTATATATTGCAGTTACACTTAAAGTAGCGCCAGGCTCAATACTTGTAAAAGTCCATCTTACATCAGCTAGTCCAACTAAAGGACCTAAATCAACGCAATAAGAGAAACTTTCTCCTCTTTCGTTTTCAGTAGATAATGTAAATGTTTGATTCACACCACAGCTAATACATTGGTCGTTTACAGGAAGAGAAATAGTATTAGAACTTAAAACATACTCATTCATATAAGGATCAAATCCGCCAAGTTTTTGAGTGTTTAAAGATTTATTAAACATATCTCTAAACCACGTTCTCATATTTTGCTCAGAGATTACAACTAATTGGTCTGCTTGTGCTGAGTCTCCTCTTAATTGAAGTACTGCTCCTCTTTTAGCATCTGTAAAATACCTATCGTATCCCCATTGAACATAGCTCTCAGGATTGAAACTAATACCATACTTCTCTACACGCGCTATTTGAGTTCCTAAGACCTCAGGAGTGGCTGTAACTATATTTCCAGCACTAGCATCAGACAGTAAGTTTTTACCCGCTAAAACGTAAGATATTTTATCTTCTTGCAAGGTAAGCACATCTGTCTCTCTTCCGTCTAATATCTGAATAGGGCCAAAAGAAAATTCGCAATTCTTATAATTTGAAAGTCCTTTGTTAAATTCATTAAGTCTGTTTACATTGGTCTCTAAATTATAGTTACCACTATAAGTGATATCAGCAAACCTATCTACTCTTGCATAGTTTTGCTCAGATACAGACGTAACTCTTTCTCCTAAGTTGAAACTTCTTCCAACAATAGAGTCTCTAATTTTATAACTCTCGGCACCATTACCAAAAGAAAAACAATTAAAGAATCCTGTATCTACTATCCCTGGTATATTACCTGCAATATTTTGATTTTGAACGTTCCCTAAGTGGTTTCCTAAAGCATCAATACCAAATGATAAATTGTTTTCAAAAAATACATCAGGTAAAGCATCTTGAGGTTCTGTCTCAAATACAATTGTATCTATTGCTCTAAATATCTCAAAGTCAGCAGTTACGCAATATTTTCTTGCATTAGGGAATCCTGAACCGGTACAGCTTCTACCTGTAGACATTTGTAATTGTAATTCATTCGTAACACCATTTCTATAAAACTGAAGATACATTACGGTAAAAGATTCAGCAGTCAAAATACCATCAGTAGCAATAAATTGTAAAGTAGTACTGTCGTCTTTAGCAGTACCTGTATTTAAAATTGCAGGTATATTATCTCCATTCCACCAATCTTGAAAATTATCATAAGAAGCCGATGCTGTTATTCTTCTATTAAAAAGATAACCTCTTGGTTCACAAGAATCTCCAACACCTGCTCTATTCCAATCTATATTAAGATTTATAATACTTCCAGCAGGAATTGTATAATCTAAATACATTCCAGGATTGTCAGGATCTTCTCTGTTTACAGTATATCTCAAGTGTGCGTAATTACCTCCTTTTGGAGCACATTCAGATTCTTGACCTAACGCTATTACAGCATCAGGATCAACTACGGCAGAAAAAGTATTAGGGTTTATTTTCATATAAACACCTGAAGGTACAACTACCCCTCCTACTGGCTCTATAAAACCAGGCTGTTGAGCTTGTTTATCTAAAACGGTAGCATAAGCACAATTCGTCTTAGGGCCATCTGTATCTGACTTTACAATAAGTCTGTCTCCTATCTCAATTTTTGTAGAGTTTTCTCCTTCTAAATAAAACCAAACTGAATTTGTGTTAGGGTCTGTAAAAAATAAATTAGAGTAAATAGTCTCGTAATTTTCTTCATCAGGCTTTATTACAAATTTATATCTCTTAGCCCAAGCAGGTGCTTTTTGCGAAACAGGAATTGATACCTGTATAGAGTTTTGATTTGCTGAATATCCACAAGGAATATGCACAGCATTATTTTTACTAACCAAAGCTGTTGTAGCTCTGTTAAATTCGTCCATATAAACCAATCCTATTTCATAACCTCTATTGCTATGTAAACTTCTTGGATTTCCAATCTCTTGAAATACAGCATCTGCAAATATTATTTCATAATACTCATAAACAGTTTGAGTAGGAGTAGTAGGATTATTTACATACTTCATAGCAACTAATTGAAAACCAATTTGTTGACTAGAAGGAGATGTTATTATTGCTATAGGTTGTCCTGTAGCAGCAATTCCACTAGCTACTTTTTGCAAGGCATCTAAATTATTTGGCAATATACAATTTACAGCATCTGTAAATGTAGTTCCGTCACAAGATGTTTCAGCACCTGGTGCTGGATCGTATACAGGAAATATATTTGCAGCTACACCTACAGCTTCTTGAAATTCTACACTTGTCGCCATTTGATATACAGACGCATAGTTAGTGTTTAAAAAGAAATCAAAAGTAACTACAGTACTATCTGTAGTCTCAGCAGGATAAGGAGTGTTTCCTGAAAAAGTACTATGTGTAAATGTTATATTTAAACTAATAAAAGAACCTGCTACAAGGTTAATACCTGCTAAATTTATATATACTACTGAGTTAGGCACAGATAAGGCACCATTTATTTGGTAGTTACCTGAATTTACAGTATCAGGAATATTTGTACTTCCTATTTCTTTAGTTACAAAATTAGCTATATATTCTAATTTAGTTAGATTTCCATTTATATCTCTTAAGTTATATCCTTCAACATAGTTTCCATACATAAGTCTATTACCCATAATAGTCTGAGCTTTAGCACTTAACGGAACATTATCATAAAGTCTTAATATTTCTGCTTGACTTAATACCGTAAATATTTTACTATTGTTAAATGTAAATTGTTGAATTTGATTGTCTGAAAAACCCGCTTGTACTTTATTTATTTTTTCAATAACCTTTATAACATTACTGTTTGATTGCTTAAAAAGTAAATCAATACCAACAACTAATGGGCCTCCTGTATTATAACTAACAATAGCTGTATTAGAAAAATTAGTCATACCTTCATTTAGCATACTGTTTACACTAAACTCAAAAGGATTTGGTATAAATGCAATGTCTGACCATTGAGAGGTAGCAGAATATTCTCCATTCTCATATTCATATCTATATGCAAAACAAATAAATCTATCTTGTAAATAATTCTCTTGCCCACTTGTTGTAACTAATTGAACACTAGGTGATTGAGTTGGTGGCTTCTTAATAACAAGAATTGACTCAGCACTAAATTGGTCTATATTAGATACAGGATTTGCATAAGTTTTTCTTATATTTATAAATCTTGGTTGATTATAATCATCTGTAAAAAATAACAAATCTTGAACAATATTAACACCTGTTATTAAATAAGCTGGATTAAAATTTAATGTAGTAGTAGTTCCATTTCCTGAATTAATACTTATTATATGGTATACCAATATACCTGTTGATACATTATAAGAAACAATCATATCAAGCTTTCCTGTAGCACCAACCGTAAATGACGGATCGTGTACAAACCAATAGATTGTCTCGTTAGCGCTATCGTCAATAGCACCAATGCATCGCGCATTTATACTTAATGGAGTTCCATTTATATATTTTAATTGAGTTAATGCAAGATTACCCTTTGTATTTGATATAACACCTGTCTCAGAGTTTTCCGTAGAACCCATTCTGACATTCATAGCGTCAATATATTCTCCGTCAGGAAGCAATCGTTCATCAACGATTTTATTCATTCTTCCGGCTATAAAATTTCTTGTTACGTTTGCCATATTATTTGATTATCTTGTCCATTCCTCTTAAATTCATTAAGAGTCTTCCTGGGTGTATATTGCTGATTCTAATCTTTGCATTTCTAAGTAGTGCCATTCTTTCTTTTCTTGCTCTTGCAATAATATATTCTTGAACACCAAGCTTCGCGTTTAATATCTCATAAGAAATATAAGCATAAACATACTTTTCGAACAACTTATTAACACTTATCAAAGAGTTATCTCCGCTTTCCATACCATCAGATATATACTCAAGAATACAAGACTCTCCTGCCATACTTGAATCAAAGTTAATAACTCCTGCCTTTTTATTGATATTAAAAGTAGGATTGAAATTTGCTGTTTCTGTATTTAATCCGAAATGATTATTGATACCACAATCAAAATACCACATACCATCATAATTCCAACCTTCCATACCATTAAAAGGATTACCTTGGTTTAGGTAAATACTTTTTTTACTCTTAGTAAGTCTATCGTAGTCGATGTTTGAATACTGAGGCTCAAGTATATTCCCATTTTGGTCAAATAATATATTACCCTGGTTATCTTGTAAGTAAGCTTTTGAAGATAATGTTTGAATATTCTCAGTCAAAGGTCTTAACCAACCATCTTTATACAAAGAAATACGAACCCAATTTACATAATCTGAAGGAAGTACAAATCTCAAGCTGTCTGCAACAGTAAGCTCTAATACTTTTATTTCTTTAAACGCATCATAGTTTAATTCTTGAATAGCTCTTTTTGCGTGAAAAACTATCTTATAACGTTCTTCATTATTAATCAATGAATGGTTTCCCGAGTACATTAATATATAATTATTTACAATATTCTCAAGACTTACAAACTGATATGATCCCCAATTAGCATCTTCAGGTTGATTTCCGTTATTATCATAGTACTCGTATTGAGATAAATATGCCATATCTTAAATTTTTATTGTTGATTTATTTGTTGCTCTTGAACCATACCAAATTGAGTAACCTCTGACTCTCTGATAGACATACCACAATACTGAAGTATTTTCATTACCAATCTATATGTGTCTTCATAAGGAAGCTCAAAGTCCTGATAATCAGGTTGTGATTGGTTAAATACCGGCTCTCCATTAGTTAATGTAGAATACGTCCATTTTGGAACCTTAGGGTGTCTAAAATAAACAGCTTCAACTTGTCCTAATTGGTTTATTGTTTTAGGATAAAGATTTATAAAATCTCCTTCTAATGTATATGAAGGAAACATATTGTTTGGTTGAGTTAATAAAGAGCTATTAAGCATAGTTATTTTTCCAACACTTACTTTGTCCGCTTCTTTAACTGCTTGAGAAATAACAAGATAAGTCAAAGGAGTGGTTAAAAATATATTAGCGTCTAAAGTTAATGTTGTCTGTAAAGGTACAGCAACTACTCTTGCAGTTTTTCTTGTGTTTACATTTACTACTATATCTCCAGGTATAACCCCTAAAGTTATGAATTGAGCTGAAGAAGATATAAGTACATTAGACCCAATTGCCGTGTTACCTCCTGTAGTAATAACGTTTGGGTAACAAAGCATTTTTAAAATATAATATGCTGTGTCTCCTGTAGTAGTAACAGAAGGAACTGAAAAAGAATTACTACTTGGAAGAGAAGGAGAAGTTGCCGGATTAGCTAAGAAGTTGTTAACTAAAAAACCTTCTATTGTTTCAGCAATAGGACCCTCAATTTCGGCATAATCACTACCCGCTTGACGGGCGTTCTCCATATTAATAGCCTTATTATAATTGCTAAAATACTCCTCAAACAACTCCATCTGCGCATTCTCTGCATATAAATTAAAGTCTGAAGGAGAAATATATCCGTAATTGTTCTTGTTCAAAACAGATAATACTGTATTTCTTACTTGGTTTATCATTTTTAAATCTTTTTACAAATATACATAAAAAAAAAGCACAGAAATCAATCTGTGCTATTTTCCGACCAGGGACACCCTAATCCAATTTATTCACTAAGCATAGCTTCTAGCATTTTCAAAGAATCTATTCCTTCATCGCTTTGAAGGTAATGTCCTGTTGTCTCATAGATATCTTCTCCGAATGGTATAGATATCATTTTCTTTTTGTTTGTAGAGGTATTAAACCATACTTCTCTATCATTGTTTCTTAACGCTAATAGTCTTTTCTCAAAGAACAATCTGATTTTTGCCTGAAATTGTAACTCAGGGTCATTCAATATGTTTAAAAAATCGAAAGGTTCAGTTTTTGCATAAACTAAAATATCTCTTCTTAAAATTTCAGTTGAAATTGTTGAAGGGTCTTTGTCAAACATAACTCTAGTAAGAGTTTCTATTTGTTGAAGTGAAAGTTCTCTTGCTGCAATTAAAGCATCAATCTCTAAATTCATATCTGCAACCTCTTCGTCCGCTTCTTTTTGTTCGTCAATTTCTGAGAACACAATACCGTTTAGCGGGTGGTAATGTAAAAATTCCTGTAATACAGGGTTTGTTCTTGGAACAGATAAAAATCCGTCTTCAAACATAATAGGCTCAATAATAGCATTACCATCTTGCTCATCTTCAAACGGGCTCTTTTGGTTTACTGCATATCTTAACGCTCTGTTTTGTTGTTTTGTTTCATCAAACCACATTAAAGGGAATCTTTGGTGGTTTCTTGATGCTAAGCTATATGAAAGAGGAGTACCTACTTTTAGCTTATATACTTTGTCTACTGTTGTTTGCTTTGCCATTTTATAAATATTTAATTTGATTTGAATTATTAATTAAAAAATATACAAGGGGACAATTTGTCCCCCTGTAATATTTATTCTTATATTATCCGAAACGGAATAATACGAAGTTGTTTGCACCTAAAGTACATACACATCTTTCAGATAAGAAGTTAACCTCCATTGCATCTAAATCAGATGTTTGTGCACCACCAGCAGAACCTGTAATCCAAGTTTTGTAACGTCTGTCTTCTGTTTCAGAAGCACGGTATCTTACGTGTAAGAATGGACGTTTAGCGTTTTTACCTAAGATTTGGTCATATACAGAAGTAGATCCCGCAGGAACTAATAAACCTGTAATTGTACCTGTTGCAGTTGCAGCTGTTTGATTTAAACCACCTCTCATTGTAGGATCGTTTAAGTATTTCCAGTCAGATTTGTAGAAGTCATAACCTCTTCTGAATCCTGTGAAACCTAAGTTTAAAGCCATATCAACATCATTGTCGAATAAACCGAATGAAGCAGATTGAGCAACACCACCTGAAGTGTATCCGTTCAATGTAGCTAACATATTGTCGATATCAAAAGATAATCCACGGTTAACAAATAATGCATTTTCTTCGATAGCACCTTGCTTATCTAAACGAGATACGATAGAATCCCAGTCAGTTAAAGAAGTTGGTGTACCACCACCCCAAACGTTTCCTCTGTTGTTAACAACATAGAAGATACCTTCAGAACCACCTTGACCGTTACCACCTAGTACAGTTGCAGCACCTGAGTTGTTTTCAGCTGGAACAGCTTCAATCATAGCAGTTTCTAAATAGTCTTCAAAACGTAAACGAGTTTCGTGCTCTGATTTCAAATACCATAAGTATCCTGTAGCACCATTCTCAGTAGTTACTTCAACCCAACCGATTTGAGCCATATCAGAACCATTTACTGAATACTTATCTTTAATGATAATTGGCTTGTTTGAGAAGATTGTATCTTCTGCTTCTAAAGAACCAACCATTCCGTTAGTTCCTTTTTTAAACTCAGAACCGTAAATAAATACAGTACAAGCTGTAGATACAGCAAATGCTTGACCTGCTGCTTCGTAAAAAGAAGCTGTAAATGTAGTTGCAGAAGGAACCGCAGTAACGATTGCTTTGTTGAATACACCTGAAGCGTTGTTTTGAATCATAACCGTTTGACCGACTCTGATTGCAATGTAAGTAACACCTGTATCACCTACAGTAAATGTTGCTGAGTTAGAACCAGCAGCAGCGCCTGAAGTTACACTTGTGTACTTAATGTGAAGACGACCTTGTTCTGCCCATTTGATTTGGTCAGAATTAGAAGGCATCTCTGCACCTACCATTCTTAAGAATGATGCGATGGTTCTATTACCATAACGCTCAAATTCTTTCTCGTAAGTATCAGGAAGATACTGGTTCAAGAAGTTGAAGTTAGTAATATAGTTTGTCTGTAATGCTACTTGCTCCGCTGACGGTTGTAATGCAAAAGTAGGATTGTTTAATAAAGCACTTGCCATTTTTTTTGATTTTTAAGTTTAAATTCTTTTCATACTACGGATTTTAAGACCTCTACCCGAATCAGGGTTTACCGCTTTTACCTGAATACCGTCTGTAGCTTTTCCAATCTCAGGTGCTCTATTCTCAGACATTTGAATATTCTTAATATTTCTCATTGTCCCGTCTACAGCATCTGATTTACCTTGCTCATAAAAGAACTCAGCAAATTTGTCAGGATTCATTGCTACCGCTAATGCTCTGTGGTATCCTTCTGCGTCTTTCATTAAACCTTGCTCATCTAAAAACCTATTAATAAAGTTTGCAGGAGTAGATTGTAATTTTCTCAACTCATTTCGATCCCCAGGACTGAAAGCGACTTTTTTGTCTTTCAGATCAAACTCAAAACCTTTGAATCCATCTGAGAAAACTTCGTCAGACTTTTGGTCAAACCATTGTCTTTTTCTTTCATTCTCTTCTTCTAAGCTACTAGCTTGTTCGGTATATTGCTTATACCTTTCGTAAACCTCTCTTTGCTCTTCAGAAATAGTTTCTCCCCTTGACTCAAGAGGTACACTGTATTTTTCTTTCTGAGCATTAAAAAACTTCTTAGCTTCAGCAATTGCCTTCTTCGTTTCTAATTTTATTTTCCTAACTGAAGATTCATCATCAAGGTCTTCGTCATATCTATAGTCGTCCATAAGAACGTCAATATCATCTGCATCAAGACCATCTTGTGTGGCAGTCAAATACTCTTTTAAAAGAGTTTCTGAATCCATAGAATCTACATCTTTGTTTAATTTCATAAAATCCTCGATACCTCTTCCTGTTTCTTGCTTATATCTTAAATAAGCAGCAACGTCTTCAGGTAAATCTACAGATTCTTTTCTTTCAGCCATTAAGTCATCAAAAGACTTAATTTCTCTGTTATATTTTTTTTCAATATATGAAAGAACTTTTTCATCTGACAACTCTTCGTTATCTATAATTTCTTTAACTTCAGGAACTATAACAGGCTCTTCAATGATTATTTGTTCTTTACCAACTTCACTTACATCTGAAAATTGTTGTTCGTGTTTGTCTAGTAATTCTTGTTCTACTTGTACGGCACTTTTTGTTTCAGTACCATCTAATACTCTTACTTTAATGTTTTCCATTTGATTTGATTTAATTTGTTACAAATATATACATATTTTTTTAATTTTTATCTAGGGTCAAATTCTCCTAAATCAAAGCCATCTAAGCTATCTTCGTTTGACTCAAAACTTAAAGGAGGTAAGTTGTTTTTTCTTTGGTCAATTAACTTTGATTGCTCAGTATTCTGCTGACTTATTCTTTTGGCTTTTGCATCTTCTCTTTCTTTCTCTCTAGCGCTAAGACTTTCAACCTCCATACCATTTAATTGCTGATTATAATTAAATTCTTCAGCCATTAACTGAGATTTAAGTTGAGATTGTCTTTCAAGTAATTGTATCTCGAAAGCCACCTCTGCTTGTTTCAATTGCATTTTAGCCTCAGTCTCTAATTGTATTTTCTGCATAGCAGTTTGCGCAGCCATTTGTTGAGACTGCATTTGACTTTGAGCCACCATTTGTTGTTTTTGCATCTCCATTTGCTCTTCACGGTCTTGTTTTTTAACACGCTTCATTTTTAGCAATTGGTTTGCAAGCTTAATATTTTTAATCTCTCTAATATCAATAGCATCTTCAAGATTAATATCTCCTTTAGATAACGCCATTTGAACATTACCTTCAAGCTGTGCTTTTTGTTCTTCATCAGGAGAAAGCTCTATAAAGATACCAAAGTCATAAATATATAAGTCTTTAATTTCATTTAATATAGATACATTAAATCTTCCAATTTTATTTATAAAATCTTCTTTAAAATCAGAATACTCTAAAATATCAGCAACTCTATACGTAATAGCTTCTGCTAGTGTTTTATAAATATAAAGACTTCCTTCAAGAATATGTCTTGTTGCTGTGTTTGAGTTAAGGGCCGCTAATTTCTGAACACCAACTAAAGAGTTAGGGTCAGGCATAGAACCATCTCTTGCTTCATTTAATCCGGTTACTGACCTAATCATATCTAAATAATGATTATAGTTAGCAATTAACATCTGCGTTTTTGCAGAGCCTGAGTTTGAAGTAAGCTGAGTAACTGGTACTCTAGCATTGTTAAATTCTCCATCTTGAGTATAACTACGTCCGATAACAGAACCTGTTTGAAAATATAATCTTAATGCGTCTTCAGGATTGTATGCCGCCCCTGTCCCTAAGTCAACTTCATTTAAACCATCAGCATCAATGAACACCCCATCAGGAACTGTTCTATTAATAACTTGTTGCAGTTTTAAATGGGTAAGCTGAATTAAATCAGCAAAAGGAATCATTCTACGAACCAAAGACTCGATAACTCCTTTGTACATACGTGGTGCACACGCCACATAGTTTGGTATTGCGTGTTGAGAAGAAGATTTAGGTCTAACCATATTCTCAGAAAGACTCCATTTCAAGATGATATTAGTTCCCATAACCATAATACCTTCGTACCATACGTCAATAGTTTTTTCTATCTTCTCAAAACCACCTTCTTCCATCATCTCTGTTGGAGGATTGAAAGTGTCGTCTTTTTCAATAACTCTTGAATTTCCATTCTCAAGTTTTTTCTTTTTATAAACTACCTTTTTAGTGGTCTTATAATTAAAGTACAATAAAGTACAAGTATCTTTTGAGAATAAACTATTTTGATAAAACTGAGCTACGTTAAAATAATCATACCAAGCACTACTATACTGAGATATTTCTTGTAAGTCTTCTTTAGTTAATGACTGGTCTATTTTATATAACTCTGTAATAGGAATTGTTTTAATCTCTCCCCAATAAAAACAATCTTTAAAGAAAGGGTCTTCGGTATAGCTATAAACAACATTAGCAGGGTCTACATAAGAAATCTTAACACCCGTTCCTTGTAAGAACTCGTGTTTAGCAATTCCTATACCAAGTACTGTAGCGTCGTAATCAATTCTTTTTCTTACGTTGTCATAATGGTTTTCATCAAAAACAGTATTTATAGCTTCTTCTTCAGCTATCTCGATAGCAGGCTTATAGTTAAGCTGCATATATAAACTCAACTCCTCGTCATTATTTGGAAGCTCATTAGGGTCCATAACAAATGGATCGACACCTGAAAGTTCTTGAATTTGAGAAAGTATTTCTTTACCGGCAACTTGAGACTCAAGCATCTCTTGATATTTATTTCTCTTTGCCTGAGACATAGCGTCTTGAGAATATGCTTTTACTTTGAATAATCTGTCAGACATTCCGTTAACAACTACGTCAACAAACTTTGGTATAATAGGAACAGGAGTCCAGTCTAAGTTTAAATAAGACAAATCTCCGTCTATCGCTAGTTCGTTTTTGTATTTACCTACAGATTGCTCTCCTCTTGCGTAAAGCCTTAATTTGTTAAATTCTCCCCATTGGCTATAATACCTACAGTTACTTCCGTCTTTTCTAAACCATTCATACTGAATTGATTGACCAACTTGTAAGCCAAATTGTAAAGAGGCTTTTTCCGCATCAGTAGCTAACTGACTAGGAAATGCTGACGATGTAATATCTATTGTTATGTTTTTCATCTAATTAATTGACTATTAGTTCCA